AGGCATTAGTGCTTCGACTATTTCGCCAATGATCTCTGTAACTTTTGAAAGCAATGTTCCTAGGATATCAATGATTCTTCCTAGCAACTGTCGGAACTTTTCATTTTGAAGAAGAATTACTGCTATAACTGCTATTAAAGCCACCCAACCCAGAGTTGAAAACTTGACTGCAGTACCTGCAATAGTTATCGCTCCTGAAGTTGCAGTAAAAGCAGTTTTTAACGCAGTAATCATTGGTATAACTTTACCAATAATAGTTAAGACAGGACCTATTGCAATAAGCAAAGATCCAATCACTTTTATAAATGTTTTCATTCCTTCAGATAAATTATTCCAAGCGTCAATCCAATTCCTTAATGTTGGAATTACTTTATCGCTTACTTTATCTACCAAAGAATCAAGAGTTGGAAGGAGTGCTTTTGCAAGTTCAAATTGTACTTTACTTAAAGACATTTTAAGTTTGTCTAATTTATCATTAAACTCACCTGCTATTTGAGTATCTTCAGTTGAAACGATACCTAGTTCACGAGCTTCTTCTCTTAATGCTTCTACCTCTTCTGTAGTTGCACTTAAAACTTGAGTCAACTCTGCTCCTAGTTTGTCACCAAATATCTCATTAGCAAGAGCAGTCCTAGTTGCTTCATCTCCACAATCAGCAAGTGCATCTCGAAGTTTCATAAATGCTTCTTCTGTAGATAAACCTGCGAAGTCTTCTGCAGTTAAACCAATAAGTGCTAATTTTTCATTAACCATATCAATATCGCCATTAGCGATATCCCCCAACATCGCATTTACTTTCACAAATGCTTTGAATAATTGGTTTTGATCTACTGCTAAAATTTGACAAGCATAACCCCATTCTTGATATGCTTCTGCAGATAAATAAATCTTTGATGCACTATCTCCAATTTCATCTGCAGTATTTATTGCTTGGTAAGACAAACCCACTAATGCAGTTGTAGCCCCAATGATAGGCATTGTCAAACTCTTTGTTAAGTTTGAACCTACAGTAGCAAGTTTGTCCCACTTTGCATTTGCAAGAGCAGTTATCTTTGCTCCTGTCTTCTCTAATTCATTATTGAGTTTTTGAACTTCGGCTTCAGTGTACATTACACTTCTTTCGATTTTCTTAAACTCTGACTGGCCAATCGCACCTACTTCAAGTGCTCTTTTAGCTTCTTCTAACTTTTGTTTTTGAACTTCAAGTCTCTGCTTTGTAATGTTAAGTGTATCATTTAATGTCGCTTGTTTCTTTTTCCAAAGTTCAACATTTGTTGTGTCATACTTCAATGCGTTATTGATCGCTTTTAGATCTGCTTGTTGTTCTTTAAGTTCAGTTTTAAGAAAATTAAGTTTCTCATTTAATTCTGTTGAATCTAAACCAAGTTTAATATTCAAACCTTTTATTGTTTCTGCCACAACGACCACCTCCTTACATTAAGAAACTATCAATTTCACTTTGTGTTGCTTCACGAGTTCCTTCTACTGAACTCATTGATTTTTTATACAAGTCCACAAGTTCAAAATAAGTATCTATTTCAATGAAATAGGCATCCCTTATTGAGATGCCCATTTGCGATAAATTATAGATTATATTACTTGTTGCTTCGTGTCTTGATCTATTGCTAGGGATTGACTGGAGCACTAGTCCCCTTTTTCGTACTAGCAAGTAATGTGCCAATAACATCAGAAATTGTTTCTAATGTTTCTGATTCAGTAATAATACTAAAATCAAAATCATTTAAAAACTCTTCAAAACTCTTTTTAGTAAAAGGTTTATGCAAAGCATAAATGATTTGAAATAAAGTTTGAATTACACCTGTCATATTGCTACTTCCTGCTTTTTTATTTGTGTTCATCTTTTGAACATCATTAAATAAGTCGGAACCAAAAGTGTTTTTATATGTAATGATTGTTAATACAGAAGAGCGAAGTTTTAATTCGCTCTCACCGATTTTAATTGTCTTTTCCATAATTATTAAATTTCAGGAACTACTGGAGCAACGCTTAAGAATGTCTCGTAGTTACTATCTCCTTTACTAGCAATAACATGAGTTGTGTAATCTTCATCATTGATAGCAATCGGTCTCACTGTAATATTTAAAGTGATTGAGTTTGCTTCAATAGATTCTGCTTTTGATTTTGTCGCCTCATTAATTGGAGTTACATTACATAAGTAATACCAAACTCTACGAGCTTTGACATCGCCTTGGAATTCAACTCCTAATGCAAATGTGACAACTGGTGCATTTGTAATTTCAACAAGATTTCCCTCTGAAGTTTCTTTATAACCTAAAATGTCTTTTTTGAAATCAACAGGAACTTCAGTAACTTTTAAAGTTAAAGTTCTACCACCATTTTGATTTAATTGAGCCACAACAATATCATCTGCTCTTACTGTTGTTGATCCACCGATGATATCGCTTGTGAACTCTTGTGCTCCTGGAAATGCAACAGGTGTAGCAAATGTCCAAGAACCTGTATCAGATTGAGTGGCCTTAGCATAATGGACATTCCTCAATCCAAAAGAAACAATATTATTTTTTGCCATTTTAAATTTCCTCCATTGTTACTTGATAAACCCTATTAACAGATCTATCAGAATTAAAAAACTCGCTTGTTAATTCAAACGAGATATTGTTATCTAATAAAGTTTTTTCGAGTTCTCTTTCTAAAGAAAGAGTCTTCTTTTTTGTGACAAGTGTTATTTGTATTCTAGAAGAATAAGGAAGAGGAATATTGTCACTATATCCTATCGGCCTTTTTGAAACCTCCTGATATACGATATATGGCATTTTAGCATTATCTAAATTGTCATAAACATTCGTACCATAGAACACTTTATCTGGAAGTACAGGTTTAATGATTTTAGCTAGTTCTTCTAGTGTCATTAGACTTTCCCTCCTTTAATAATTCGTTTTATATCCTCTAGCATTTCTGGTGTAAAAGTATCATAAGCAGGTCTCATAAATGGACGAGCAGGTACATGTTTTCCACTTCTATGTTTGAATCCTAGTTCTATTAAGTGAACTAATCTTCCTTTTTTCTGCGATGAAATATAAATAATTTTATTAATTCCTGTCCCTACTTCTGTTTTAACAAAAGTGTCTGCTAAATGGTTATTACCACTATCGCTTCTAGGACAGTTATTCTTAACATAATCAAGAATCTCATCTGCAGTTAATTCAAAACGCTTTAGGACCTCTTCTTGAACTTCAATAGCATAATCATTTATTACATCAGTTAATCTTGTTCCAATTTGATCTAGCGAGACTCCCATATAAAGTCCTCCTCTTCCAGATCTGAACTAGACAGGTATAATTCAATAAAATGACCATTAACATATGTTCGTTCAATTTTATAAAATTGATTCTTTACTTTAGCGTATTTACTACCATCATAAAGAAAAGATTGAATTGATATTTTTAAGTCAAATTTAACCTGCATCATTACTGCAGTTTGAAACTCACCAGAAGTGATGGATTTGGTTATTCCCATCACCTCTTTAGAGTTTTTAATTACTAACTGCTTGTTGCCAAGCGAGTCAGTAGAACTAACAATATTTAAAAGGCAGAGTGATGTGTTTACGGCGTTAGGAAAGAACATAATTACACCTCCATGGAAGTAAACACAAGTTGGCGAACCAACAAGTGAAAACTTGCAGGAAGTTCCTTTACGCTTCCATCTGCTTTAAAACCAAAAAATGTCTTTACATAAATGAGAATTAAACCCTCTACAAGAGGATTTTCACTACTTACGACATCATCTGGAACACCAGTACTGATTAGGTACTGACAGCATGTCTCTATATGTAGTTTTATTTCATCATCTGCAAATGTGTCTTCTGCAGGAATAAGCAAAGTTTTCTTGATTCTTTGTAGAAACTTGTCATTGTCTCGTACGCTCATATTAACACTCCTTTTCATTTTGTCGGGCCTTTTCGTTTTCATGTACCGTTTTACTCATTTCATTTCATTGTTCCTTTTTACTTTCCTTTACATACGCCAGGGCGAACCATAGCTATAGAGGGGAGATTTCATTGTACCTTTTTACTTTTACTCTTTTCATTGTTCCTATTTACTCACTTAGCACACCCTTAGCCCTCCACCTTTTATTGACTTAATATTGTTTATTCTTCTTCTGTTGTTGTAGCGTTTGCTACTGCACCTTTCTTAACTCTTAAGAATCCGTTATAACCTACGACGTTACCACCAGTGAATACTGATGCTTTGTAGCAGATAATTCCGTCTTTAAATTTGTAGTCAGTTGATTTACCGATTTCTACACCTGAGAAGATAGGTACTTCATAGTTGCTTAATGCACCATAAGCAATTGAGTATTCGCCCTCATTAGTTGATGGATCACTAATTGCCTTACAATGAGAATTAATTACATATGGAATGCCATCGATAGTACATGCTTTGTAATCAATGATGTGTACTTTTCTACCTTCCTTAGTTCTTAATTTTGCGAATGCTCTTAAGTCATTTTTATTTAAAATTAAAACTGCACCACCTTCGACTTCTTCATCTCCACCATAAGCAAAGATAATGTCATCTAAAGTAGTGTCAGTGATTTCTGCAATTGAGAATTCTTTTTGATCTGCTAAAGCAACTGCTTTATCAGAGAAAATACCAGTGAAAGTATTTGAGTCTCCAGCACCTCTTATGATTTGTTGTGAAATCTTTTTCTTTAAAGAGATATTGATGTTCTTTAATACTTCTGCTTGGTATGGTAATGCAGGTAATTTTTCAAGTTCTTCTGTGATTTCTGTATAGGCAGTAATCTTAACTTTTGTAATTGTTAAATATCCATATTCAGGTTCAGTTTCGTGGTATGATTCGCCTTCGCCTGTTAATCCTGCTTCGCCATGAGATTTAACAAAAGACTTTTTGTAAGTTTCCCCACCATTTAAGTTAACTACATGAACTTTATCTACTAAAGTAGATACTTCACGATAAGGAACTTCAGCAATTGTTCCTGCAGTATGATCTGGAAGTAAGATTTCATCACTTGACACAGTGATAACTCTACCTTCTTTGATTGCTTTACCACGAGCTTCTAATTCTTCATTTGTTTTACCTTTTGTTTCAACAATATGAACTGATTTAAATTCAGTTTTAGAAGCAAGTGCTAACTTCTTTTCAATCATTGCTCTTTCTTCTTGAAGCTTGTCGCATTCATTTTCAAGAGCAGTTAATTTTTCAATATCAGTTTCAGTATCTGACGCCTTACGAATCTCTGCTAATCTAGATTCGATTTCTTGTTTTCTCTTCACTAAATTCATTGTTTTCTCCTCCTAATATTTTGATTTAATGTTGATTTTTTGTTTGATGATTTTTGCTTCTTGTTCACGACTAGCTACCTCCATAGCCTTTAGCTCGGCATCCACCATTTCTAAAGAGCGTGAATAGATAGAAGTACCATCATAAGCAGGTAGATCTACAACTGAAACATCAAATAATCTATCGATGCTTTCAATTCTTCTAACCGGTACTTTTTTACTTCTATCCCATGATTGTTTTGCCACTGTAAATGCAAAACTCATTTTGTCTAATAATCCAGCACGAACCATCTTATAAACATCTTCATTTGAATGCGTATCAATAAGTTCTGCATGAATCTTTAAACCAATGTTATCTACCGACAAAGTAAGAGATTTATTCTTTGTACGAGCCAAAATTAAAAAGGAGTCCATGTGGTTATACTTCAATGGAACATCCTTCATAAATGTATCTTGTAATGCACTTCTTGAAATTACTTCAACGAACCCTCTCTCTTCATCACCGATAAGAGTTTCTTGTTCGAAGACTATAGCATAGCCTTCTAATATCATCTTGCCTTCTGTCTCTTCAAACCTGACATCTGCTAGACGAATTTCTTTATTGTTCTTCATCTTCTTTTCCCTCCTTTACTTTTGATGAATCATCCTGATTTACTTGATATAGATTTGCTTTCGTAGCGTCTACATAGTTAAGAGATTGTAATCTCTTATCCCCACCTTCAACTGGTTCTAGTCCTAGTAATGCTCTAGATTCATTTAAAGACATTATTCCTAGTCCCATTAACTTTTCAATTGCTCCTACTTTTGTAGTCCAAGAAGCATATTGCAATCTTTCGCTAAAGAATATAATTTGCTCACCTTTTTCAAGTTGAGAATCAGTTAATAAGCCATTTGAAAATAGTTCACTTAGTTGAATCGCTATCGGTTCAATCACAGATTCATAAAAAGCATTGAATTGATTTTCATTATAATTATTTGAGTAGATCTCCAAGCTCACGCCAAAGTAGTCTAGGATCTTACTTTGCGTGAACTTGAGAGTATCCGTATTAACAAGTTTAGGATCGCTTGAAAGAGGTACATACTCTGCCTTCCCATCAACAGGAACGATTGCACTATCATTTTTGATAGAAGCCTCCAGCATCCTATTAAACTCATCAATCTGCTTTTGTTTATCTGTTTCCTTAAGCATTCCATTAATCTTTAAAAGACCTTTAATTTGAAATGAAGAAAACATCGCTCTTTGAACACCCTGAAGCAAAGCATCATTCATTTGTACTGTCTTTAAAATTGCTTCATGATCTCCATTTGAGTTATTTCCACCAAAGATATCGTTGTTGGTATAAAACCTTTTTAAATGAATTACATTCTCATATGGGAGCATATAATTTGTTCCATCTTCAAAGTAAAACTTCAAAAATAAACCACCGATATTATCGATGGCAGGTTCTACTAAAATTGGCTTTAAAGGATAAACACCTTTAAGTTCATATGTGTACTTATCATAAAGTGGATAGACAAATGCGTTATCATTTAAGACCATTAAACTAACCACTTTATAAATAAATTGTGAAGGAGTCATAAGTTCGTTAGGACGATACTTCAAGATAAATGAAATGTCGCCTTTTTTCTCTGTTTGCGATCCATTTCCTAAATCTTTTATATATCTCATTTTTAATTTAGAGCAATGTGTAGCAATTCGATCAATACAAACCTTAACAACATCACTTTGAGAAATATTAGTTCCAAATGGAACTAAAGGTACTTGATTGGAATGAACCAATCGAAACTCACTCACTGGTTCTTGTGTCTTT